CCTTTCTCAGGGACAACAAAGCTATACTTTGAGGCGCATCCTGGCTCACTAACATTTACATCATATGAACCAGGAAAAAGATTAGTGTAATTAACACTATATGGAAGAGGCTCATCGACTAGATTTACAACTACAGGAGTATAAGTTAAAGCAGGGTTATCTGGAACTCCAGTTAAAATAAAAGCTACAGTTCCTGTAGGGGACTCACTTAAACTTGCAATATTAACTGTTACTCCTCCGTTTGCAGTATCTTCAGCTGCATCCCCAATATCAGTAAAAGTAAAATTATAATCACTGTCGCATCCGTCACAACATCCTCCATCTACATAATTATTAGCCTGAATGTTTATTAGTTGAGAACTAAGCTGATTACCATTACAATCATTACCAAAAGCATCCCCGTTAGGCACACAAGGTAATGAGTTATCTTCACAACCTAGTAACCAATAGTTACTGCTATCAGGAATTATACATACTTCTAAAGGAGCTAATCCTCCTGGACCTTGTATATCGGGTAAACGAAATGCAACTACCTCACCAAATACTACAGGTCCTTCTATAGCTGCTGTATTAACATCTGTAACAGACGAAGAAATAATACTTAAAGACTCATTACTAGTTCCTCCTGGAAATTTACCTACAGATTGTGAAGTAGTTCCTGAAGGCCTATATTGTAAATTATTTAAGAATTGATTTTGTAAATCATTTGATGCTACGTATGCAAATGTACCATCAGAGGTATAGTAAAAATCTGTTTTACTACTTGTATCTAATTTCTTAGAACTAGAAGCTGGATATACTACGGTCTGGCTTTGTCCTTTACCTTCTGGGTACTGTAGACTATCATTAAAACTAAAAGTTTGACTATTTATATCTCTAATCTCACTAAAACTAGAAGTTAAAGAATCAAAAGGAACTGCAAGTTTTTGTTTGTTTGATGGAACTGATAATGTTCTCTCTTCAGATTTTCCAGACTTAAATTTTACTTTGTATCGTAAAGTTAAAGGGTTAGAAACTAATCTTGATATAAGTTGAGTGTGTCCAGAACTAAGCCTAATTAAATTATACTTTGTATCTTCTCCAGCTATTGATAATTGTACAACAGGGTCTGTTAAACTTCCTGTTGCTATAACATATAGTGCGCCTGTAGAATCTCTAAGACACTTTATACTTAAATACGATAGTCCTTTTGTCATTAGCAGTTACATCCACAGTGGCCGCTACACATTTCAGCAGCCTTGTTATACTTCTTTTCCGCATTAGCTATTACCGCGTTTCTTTCAAGTAATGTTCCTGATGCGGTAGCTAACTCAGCTTCTGCTGTTTTTAATAATAAAAATATTTTTTGTGCTGATACTAAATCGTCAGAGCATTTCATGCACTCACAATTACAATCAAGCAAGTCTTCCATTTTCTTGGCTAAACAACATAAAATGTCACAGCTTACTAAAACTGCGCTAGCAGATACTTCTACTCCTGCTTCTAAATGCGTTACAGTCATTATTCCTCCATACCCAGTTGATGAATTTGCTAACTGAGTTGCTAAATTTATAACTCTAGTATTAGTATTTCCTCCTGGAAAATTATACTCATAGTTAAAATCTCCTAATGTAACTCGTATTGAGTTTTGAGGATTTGCAGCTGCTCCTGATACTGTTATTACTGCTTTTTTACAATCAGCAGTTAGAGATACGTTTAATGCCATGTTGTTTATATTTTATAAAAAAAGACCTACAGGGGAAACTAGTCCCCTGTGAGTCTTATGTATTAAGCAGATTAGTCTGCTAAAATGTACTCTACATAGATGTCTACTTCACCTGCAGTTAATGCAGCTGTAGCAACAGTAAATGTAACTTCACCCGATGCTGCTGTTAAAGCAGCAGATGTTCTAGCTAAATGATAGTCAATACCAGTGTAAGCTGCGTCATCCATCACTGTAGCAGCTTTGATAGTTACACCACCTACAGCTAAAGCTACAGTTGCAGAACCGCCACTTGTCATAGCGGTCTTTACGTCTGTCCATGCTCCGATAATCATTGCATTAACAGGTAACTTAAAGTTGTTAGCTGGAGTAATTGCGCCTATAGCGCCACCATCAATAGCGAAATTGTATTTAGCTCGTCCTAAATATACTTGAGAAATTGCCATGTTTTAATGTTTTAAAAGGTTAATAAATTATAATATTACTGGTGCAAAGTTTACACTAGCTGCATAACCATTTAACTGATTCTCAAATAGTACACCATCTGCATCACCTGCTGGTAAAGCAATGTAAATTTCAATTAAGTTATCTACTCCTTGAATCTGAGAGTGAGAAGATCCGTCTTTAGTAGCTACAATGTGATACATATCATATGCAGTAGTTGCAACAGTACTTTGAGCTGGAGTGTTAGGTAATTCTACTCTGTTGTAGAAACCGTAGTTCACACCTCTTAATTCTTCTTCCATGTCTTTCACGTAGAAACCATCACCAAATCCTCTTGATCCTGCAGTTTGGTAAGAAACAGCCATAGTAGTTGCTCCACCTTCTGTGTTATCAAAAGCCGCGTCCATGTGTACTAACTCTTCTTGAGTTTGACCATCAACTCTTACTTCACCTTTTTTGAAACCAGTAATATCTACAGTACCGTTACCGTTGTCAGTAACTGCTCCATTTACCCAGTAAGGTAAATCTGCATCAATAGCTACTTTTAAAGCAGCTCCTTGAGTTGTTGGAGTAGCACCACTTGCTACAGTATACTCGTAGTTTTTGATCTCAAACGGCTCAGCGCCATTAGTAAGATTAATAATTTTGAAAGAATGTGTACCCGCAGCACTTGCGTTAGTAGCTAGAGTAATTCTCATTACCTCTGCAGTTTGTGCAACACCGGACTGTCCGCCCCATGCAACTATGTCTCTACCGTAAATCCAAGGAGATACAATGTTTACATCGATCCCTGAAGGGCCACCTTGTACAATTCTAATTTGATCAGAGTCTGCGATAGTATCACCAGCAACTAATGAAGTAGGTCCATCAGAAGATAGTTTTTGAACATCAACAGATCCGTCAGCTAAGAGACCGTTAGCATAAGCTACTGTTGTACCGTCTCCAATTAACAAATGTCTTGCCATTTTTGTAAAATTTATGCGACCTTATGTCGCTATTAATAATTATTCATTCTTTGTTACCTCCATGATCGAAGATTTGTATCTAGGATCACTTATGGCTTCTAATATACTGCTCACCGTCATAGCTACAATTTCTTCATGTGTATGCTCTGGTAACTCACAGTCAATCCCCAAAGATAAGGATATTTCGCCTGGCTTTCTGATGTACGTTATTTTTACAGTGTCTATTATAAATATATCACTAGTGTATATATCTATAGAGTTACCTCTCATCGTTGTGAGCGGAGAAGTGTATTTTGTAGTATTAAACGGATCACTTAAAAGCGTAAATATGTCGTCTTGTTGTGAGAATCTATTTCCTTCAGTTATGTTAGCTGAAAAAGAAACTGGTTCTCTTCGTTCTGCGTAAGTAGTATCCATAAACTCTAATCCCTGTGGCGCTGGAGCTGTTTCATCTACAGCTGGTACTCCAACAGCAAATGTTCTTTCTCCTAATGAGCCGTCATAGCTTATCCAAGGATATGATTCAATATCTACTACTACTATAAAACTTCCTGGGTAATTTAGAGTTTCGTACTCTTCCCAGTAAATGTCAAATCCTATTCCTGGATTATCTACAATATCTTGTTTAACTGCTTCTATGTTTGAAGGATAACTTTCTGGTGTCCATCCTCCTGCTATTAATGCAGCTGAAGGATTCCATATTGATGCTGATGTAGGATCAACTCCTGTAACATCTGCTACCATATCAATACCATTTACAAATGCAGAAGAATTATTAGTTGCATTATTTGTAACAAAGTTATTTAAGCTTAGTACAAAATAGTATTGAGCTGGAGGATTGACCAGTGAGTAGGTTATAGGCCTACAATTATCTATCCACAGTCTTGATTGTTGATTTACCAAATACATATAATCTCCTGGTAATTGGAAAGTGTCAACAAATATTTTTGTTTTTAATTGCTCCTTAAATGATACTGGAGCTTCATACTCACGCACGAGTGTACGTAAGTCATCTATTCTTTTTTGAGATTCTTCAAATCCTTTTCTGTAGATGTTATTTCTACCATACTTAGTATTGATGAATCTAAACATGTTTTTGTTTAATTCAATATCTATCTCTTCGGATAGTAAGCTGTCAGCTTGGAGTGAATTAATCTTATCCACTCCTTGCTGTATAGCTATATGCATTTCAGTTACATTCATTAAGATGCTAGTTGTTTAAGTTTTGCTCTTAAAATTGTTAATTTACCTGAGTTCTTTTTGTCATTCAAGTGTATAACTGTGTCATCCATAGTTTCTCCTAGTACTTCGTCGATAAAGATAACTTGATTACCTATCTTTCTTAGAACGCCTGCAGTAACCATTGTTTCAATTTCTGCTTTTAATTCTAAGTGCTTATCTTCACATACTTTGATAAACTTCTTAGGCGATTTCTCCTTAATGTCGTAAAGCATGTTTTCAACTTGCTCTCTTGTCAACGTATCAGGATTCATACTACCTACTAGTCTGAACACTCTTCTCATCTGCTTCTCGTCATTAGATACTTTGATAAATGCTTTATCTGCATCTTTCTTGACTTGAATATCATTGTTACGCTTCATATCCTTTTTAGCAATGTCGTGAATATAAAAACGCTTTTGGGAATCCCCAATCATTTCTTCTTCTGATAATGCTACATGTGGATGTTTCAATGCAAAATGATATTTAAGATAATCAGTAATATCAATAGGATTTCCATCTTCTGTTTTTCCTACTTCTAGTTCTACACCTTCAAAGCCTACTGCGACAGTAAATTCTGCCCAGAATTTTTTAGTGTGTTTTGGCCACTCCATGTGAGCGGGATCTACGTCTAACATTCCATTTAAATAAGTCTTCTCATCCGCTGGATTAAAAGGCTTAAGTGGTTGTCTGTTGACATATACGCTACTTAGTTTCCTAACAGCGCTTGCGTTAATTTCTTTAGGTAAGTGATTATTAATCGGCTTAGCCCTTAAATAAACTTTTTTACTCATAATGTAGTACTTTTAAAGTGTTAATTAGTGGATGTAAAGTATAACTCTCCAATATTTTTAAAGTAAGGATGTGGGGGTTTTACCCCCCACGACCTTAACCAAAAACCAATATATAGACTTGCGAATGCACGCCTCTTTAACTTCCTAATTTAGGAAGCCACACATTGGATGTCTAACGAAGTATCAAATCTACGTAAGCAGATACCCGCCGTCTTCAACATGTGTACACTTGCCCCATCAACGTCTGATGCTCTTGCGTCTGATCCTGAGAAACCTCTAGGAACTACAGAACCTGCAACACACCAACGCATCATCTCACGACCTTTCTTAGAGATCATTGTAAGATTAGCTTGTCCGTCATAGTTAGACTGGTCAACAAATACCATACGGTAAGACTCTAAAGAGTAACCAGTAACAGGGTGTTTTCCACGAGCTTGTGCAACTGGACCGTGATCAAATAATGGTAATTTTACCACATTGATTACATGACCATCTACGTGCTCATATGTAGTGAAGTAACCAGTCAATCCTAAGTTACGTCCGCTACCTGTGATGAATCTGTTCTCACCACCTACTTTGAAGGAATTACCTGCAAAGTGTGATTTTAGAGCTTCATCAAATTCTCTTGCGCCACCAGTACCAGTATACAAAGTAATTTGCTTCTGGTTAGCGTCTGTCATTTGGTAGAATAAATCACCAATGATGTTTTTCAACTTAGACTCAGTCATAGTTGAGTAAGTATCAGTGTTTACGATTTGCTCGAATAAACCAGGACCTACAATAACAGGCTGTCCATTCTCATCTTTCATAAACGTGTTACCGTTTGCATCATAAGTTTTTTGTCCGTACCAGTAGTACATTTCACACTCTTCTTTAAAGTCAAGCATGTGTTGGTACTCTTCGTAATCCATCCAAAGTTTTGTAGAACCTCCACCTTTAGTTGGTAAAGAGAATTCTGCAACGAAATCTTTTGCATGTCCTGACATGTGGTAAGATTTACGTACTGTTGTGATTTTGTTACGAACTTTTCCTGGAGCTTGCCAGTTAGAAGCGTTACCTCTTGAGAAGTCAACACCTACTGGTGCATACAATTGAGCCCAAAGATCACCTGCAGTAAAACCTGAAGTTAATACTGTAGCTGCTGCTGGGTTTACTAATTGTAATGTATACTCCCAACCAGAACCACCTACATAAGGCTTAGGCTCTTGCATGATACGCGCTAGCTCACCTTTTGAGTTTACTAATACGTAAGGGAAAATAAATCGTTTATCAGGGAATACTAACGTAAAAGTTGCTCCTCCCTGTCCTAAGTTTGCTCCTGCATTTGACACAGCCACTGGACGAGTTCTCAATTTGTGGGTAGCCACACGATATTCATACTCTAATCTGTCGATTGATTGAACGTTACCAGCTCCTTCTGTTAAGAAAGATAGTGGGAAACGTTTATCATCTTTACCAGACAAGTGTGTGATAATCGGAGAAAGTTCAGTTGGCTTAGACAATAGTGCATTTGCCAGACTGTTCATGTCTGTCATCTGCGAATCATTATAAAACGTCTTTTGAACGCTAATGTTCGTTCCATTCAATTGTGGCATAATTATCTAATTTTTATAAAGTTAAGTTGCATTTTAAAATTGCCATTTTTAATTAAAAATTAAGATCTAAATCATCTAAGTCTACTTGCTTACTCTTACGTCTTTGACGCCCTCGTGCGCTTTTAACTCTTTCTTCATTTCTAGAAATTCTATCTTTCAATGATTTTGCATTTGATGTTCTAGCTTTCTTTTCTACAAGTTTTTGTAAATCAAAACCTTTGTACATCAAATAATCAATTGCAAGTTTAGTCTCTATCTCTGATTCAGCATGATCTAAATCTCGCTGTGTGCGACCATCTTTAGTCACAGGTGTCGAGATGTAGTCAAAAAACTTTGACTTCTCTCTATTTGGAACTGTGATACCTGCGAACTCATTGTTATTTTCAATAGTCTCATACACACCATTCCAAAACTCTTGCTGCTGAGTTTCTCGTTGTTCTTTCTCTTGTTTTTGAGATTCAACTAGTTGTTGTCTAGAAGTTTCTTGCATCTTACCTAATGCTCTTCTAGCGGCCTCAGCTTTCTGGTATAATTTACCAGTGTCTTCA